AAGATTAACAGAAATGCAACAAAGGTTTGCTGAGTATTTAGTATTCGGTGGACCAGATGGGCCAATGACTAAACGTGAAGCTGCTATCGCTGCTGGTTACAGTAAGGATAGAGCAATGCGTGAAGGATCAGAATTAACTAATCCAAAATACTCACCACTTGTTGTTAAACATATTGGTGAACTTAAAGAAGAAAGATTAAGAAAACACGAAGTTACTTACGAGGGACACGTTGCCGAACTTGCGAGATTAAGAGAAGCAGCTTTGAAGAAAGGTAGTTTTTCATCTGCGGTAAATGCTGAAGCAAACAGAGGAAAAGCAGCAGGGTTATATATAGACCGAAAAATAATAAAAACAGGAAAGTTAGAGGACCTATCAGAACAAGAGTTAGAAGCAAAAATGAAACAAATTCTAGACGACTACGGGCAATTGATAAATGTGACTCCATCTATATCTTCTGAATCTTCTTTACCCACTGTCGAGGAATCATCGTCCGATCCCCAAAAGTAATTCCATCATCATCTTTATCGTAAGACGCAAATAATTTTATAGACTTATCATCTTTAGAATACAACCAACCTTCATTAATAGGTGTTGCTAATTTCATTTTATCAAACTCTTTGTCTGTAGCCCAGCCAGAGTCACTGACGCAATCAATCCACTCCACTCTAACTTTAGGAAAAGGTATATCGGTGGACTTATCAGTTAACGACAATTTTCTTCTTTTCCTAGGCATATAGGATTCTACCACAGATTTTTATTTTTAAAAACACGTTTCGCGCGCGTGAACCGAAATTTGATAGTACACATTAAAGTGTACCAAAAATAAAAAGTGTACCAAAAAGTGTCCACCCTAAAGTCATATATACCAACACTTCTAGAGCAAAAGTACACTTGGACAGCAAATCTCCGAGTCAAAACAAAAAAAAAAAATAAAATCTGTCACAGAATACTATAGTACTACTTTATCTGCCTTATCTGCCTTATTATTGCCATATTGTCGCTCAAAAATTGCCTCAATGTCCTCAACTAGCTTAATCATGTTGTCATGATCCAACCTCGATGCTGCGTGTAACGCCTTATTATAGTAGTCTTGTTGCAACTTTCTTGCCTTATTCTCTGTCTGTACTGCCTGTATTTCAGGTAATGTTTGATCAACCATTGGTAAAATCCTCCTCTTTCATTGGTGTTGTCTTCTCTTTTTCATCAAAAATTAGGTCATGATACATGTCCAATCTTTTCAAAAACTTATGTTTAAAGGTCCTTAATTCATGGTCCGTGATCCTAAATTCTTGGTAATATAAGTCAGGCGTGCATACCATGATAACTCCTTGACGTATACTGGACCCGTAGACGTAGTCATGTGCCATGGCGTACGCTGCAATTTGAAGATAATAATCTTCGATCCATTCTTTCTTCTTCGGACGATTGGCCTGCTTGAAGTCAACAATAGTTTCAATATCGTTATGTAAACAAACAAGGTCTGTTTGACCTGCATACAACCCCGGATAATGTAATGTAACTTCCGAACCAAAGTATTGATCCACTGGCGCAAGACCCACTTCCATAATTTTTTCGGCCATGGGCTTCGCCGCCTGTCCGAGTTCTGTAAGATCATCATAACCAACATCTGTGATAAATGACTCGAGGTACTTGTGCATACTGGTACCCCTTGAACTAGATATATTCTTGATTCGCTCTGCTTCTTGTGTGCCAACTTTCGCCTTCCAATCTTTTAAAAATGTTTGATCTTTGGTGGCACCTAGTATCGTAGTCACACTAGGAAGTCTATAATTACTTATCTCATAAACTCGCTTTCCAGTATCAGGATCTGTAACCTGTTTTCCTTCTAAGTAATTGTATTTATTATTTTTTTTCACTGTTATTTAACTTTTTACTTTGTATGTAACTCGGTGCAAAGTCTACAACGTTATTCAAAGGTACGTTGTCATGGAAATTACCACTTACAGATACTCGTAAACAATCTGATTTATACGGAGCTACCCAGTGTTTTAACCAAGATGGAAAAATAAACATATCTCCTACTTCAGGAAACAAAGACATAAAAGTAATAGCATCTCTTGGACTATTATCTCCGTAAATAAATTGTATACCTCCAGGTCCACAGCTTTTACCTTTATATTTTTTTTGTTCTTCTTTAAGTTCTTTTGGTATTTGTAAATAAATTACAAAAGATAATTTACCATCATGATCGTGTGGTGGGTTATACTCATAAGGTCTTTGGTGATTAATCCACATAGAGGTTAGAATGTACTCTGGTTTCTTCTCATAAGGTTGTTTAACATAGTTTTGATAAACTTGATCGTAAACCCCTAAGTATTGAGATAACTCTGGTAAAACTATTTTTTTAGATTTATCACTGTAACCTGTTTCGTTTTCAATGATACCTGCTAACTTATCTGTAAAATCTATCCTGTTGTTCTTTCCTTCTTTTAATAATGTTTTTACTAGCCAGTCTGATACTTTTAATTTAATAACACACGGCCCCCAATTAAATACGTCTACTCTTATATTTTCTTTTTTCATTCCATACTCATTTGTTTTTTATATTCATCTAATGATACTACTTTACCATTCATAATGTGACCAGAATAATGTTCAATAACTTTTGTTATTTTTGGTAGTTTAGTATGTGCCCAAGGCCATATTAAACAACAAACATGATACGCATCTCTAAACGTACAACGCCATTTGTATTGTTTTAAATATGGTGTACCATCTTTACGCAAACCTTTTCTTGGTTTGTGATTAAAAGTACCAACACCTAAGACTTCGTGTACCCACAACAACACAGATTCATCCGTCATCGTAATCTCCATACTAATACGCCAAGTATCTGTATATCTGTATCCAGGTTTATCTCCGTGTTTCTTTTTCTTTTCTTTTACTTTCTTGTAATAGATACTACCTTCACCATCAAACAATCCTGCAATGTAAGCTCTGTCTGTTTCATGTATCATTAGTGTACTGTTATCCCCTCTACATCTAAAAAATCACCTTCACCATAGTCGTAGAGTTCTCCTTGAGAGTCACAATCCCAACATTGATGGATCATGCTTTCTTTTTCAAGCATACAAGAAACTTTAATAAACCCATTACCTTTACAGGTAGGGCATATATACACCTTCTTAACTTTTTTTGAATTTGCCATTTAATTTCTTTGCTTTCTCGTTTGCTATTGCTTCAATTGTTTTTGCTACACTTAGTTTTGCACTAGGCAATATCATTTTTGATAGTTTTTCTAAGGTAGAGTATGTATCTTTTGTTAATGATACATTTTTGTATTTACTCATATCAGTCATAAGTATTTCCTTTCATTGTTAAGCTTTCATATATAAGTGAGTTTATAGGATTGTCAATGATAAAAGTAAAAATTTGACAAAATAATTTTATTTTGATAAGGGTAGTGGATCTTCTCACCATTACCTACCCTTATATTTCCCTCTTTAGGGTAGGTGTTTTAATTACAGATACACCCATAAAGAAATCCGCTACCATCATTCATTACATGCACATTATATGGTTCTTCATAGTACGTTGTTAAATATAAACGCAATATGTCACAAAGATCAAAGCAATCTACTTCTGCCAGTAATGACATACCCGCCGTCATCTCCTTTGTGACAGCCACTAAGTGATACAACCCGTCGTTTAGAAGTATTAAGTCCACTGTCTGCAAACTCCTTTACTAGTTTATACCAAAGTTTTTTAAGCTCTGGGTCTTTTGTTTTGTTGTAGTCGTTGGCTAACTTGTCTATTTGGTCTAATATAGTCATTAGTTCTAGTCCCCCATGCAATTATATTTTTTATACCTGATGCTTTCAAGGTTAAATCAACACCATATGGTTTCCATGCTTTTTTCATTAAGTTTAGTTCAAGTAAAAGGTTTGACCATTGACCTTGACTGGCACCATCTACTTTAATTGTTATTATTTTTTCTTTCATACCTACAATGTAGGACTTTTTAGGATATTGTCAACCCTTTCCTTGACCTTTATATCGACGAGTACGTTGCTGTCTTTTCTCGTTTTTATTTAAGTTTTTTTTGTGTTTTCGAGGACCTCTTTTTTTAGGTTTATCACGAGGTGTGAAGTGTTTAAATGTCCTCTTAGCCATCTTTCCATTCTTTTACAAAAGGCTCTGCATCTTTAGGTTTTGCTATGTGTGGTAGATAACTTATCTTACCATTTACATGTTGTTTTAAATCAGATCCACAATTCATGCATCTATACAAGTCAATAGTTAATCCAACTAACATAGTGTACTCATCACATGTTGGACATTTACCGTTAACTATTTCTGCTTGAATTTTCATTGTGCTAGTGGATTATCACTACGCTCTTTTAGTTCTTCAATTTGATTTTTAATTAATTCTATTTCTTTTTTATTTATTAATGTAACTGTGTGAGAGTGTTCTTCGTGTTGGTGTTCTCCCACTTCATGACTGTGTGATGTATCTTGATTCTCTAATGCAGATACTTTTTCTTCTAATACAGCTATCTGTGCAGACCAATCCGTACCACCTGATGCTCCTTCTAGAGCTTCTAGTTTAGTTACAATCTCACCGTACTTAACAAACCCGCCACCAATTGCTGCTATAACACCTAGTAACGCTGCGACTCCTGCTAATTGATTTTTAATTTTATCCATTTTTTAATGCCTCTAACTCACTTATCAAATTTTGACGTTCTTGTAAAATCTTATTTAAACGTTGTCTTTTCTTAGTTATTGGATCATTTTGTTTGTATTGTACTAAATCAACATCATATATAACTCTGTTATCAGTCATATCAATTTGATTGCTGTATATTTTTTTTGGTTTATAGAACGGAATATTATAATCGTTTAACATTTGATTGTCACCAGCCATTACTTTAATTTTTACTAAAGAAATTAATTGTAAATTTTTATCAATTGCTTTAACATCTTTTTCAATTTTTTCTAGAATAGCTTCAAGTCTAACTGTTTTTGTTTTTTCCTGTTGTATGTTTTCTTTTTGTTTTGAATTATCTTGTTTCTTAGCATCGGTAGACTCAGTAGTTTTGCTATCAGGTTTCTTTTCTTTAATTTTTTCTTTTTCTTCTTTTTCATCTTCAACTTTTTTAGCCATTTCCATTGGTGGCTCTTCTTCTTTTTCTTCTTCTTTAACAGTTTCCATTACTTCAGGTTCTGGTTCTTGGTCCGTGTTGCTTGGTTCTTCTTCTATCATACCTGGTGGCATTTCCATAGGTCCATCTTCTTCCTTTTCTTCTTCAGGCATCATAGTTATCATTTCCATAGGTGGTTCTTCTTCTTTTTCTTCTTCACTAAACATTTCTATAATCTCCATCATCATAGGTGGTGGTTCTTTTTCATCTGTTTCATCAAACATAGTCATAAACATTTCCAGCATAGGTGGTGGCGGTTTATCTTCAGTCGGTTCAGCCATTAACATAATAGGTCCATCAAACATCATTGGCCCATCAAGGTTTTCTTCAGGCATCTCTTCAATCATCATGGGCATTTCTTCCATCATAGGCATTTCTTCAAAGTATTCTACAAATTCTTCCATCATAGGTTCTTCCATAAATTCCATAGTCATCATAGGTTCTTCTTTAAATTTTATAACTTCAAAGTCTTGTTCAAAAATCATTTCGTTAATTAAATCTTCTAAGTCTTGTTCAACTTGATCTAAAGAGTTTGATGCATCTTGATTTAATACAGTATCATCGTAAGTCATTGTAAGTTTAGCACCCAACAGATTAGGACCACCTCGTTGACCTGTGCCCGTGTTGTTATCTGTACCACTCCAGGACCAATCAAATTTATTTGATCCATGACTATTATAAATTACTTGATCGTTGTATTGTCCACAATCTGCTGATACACCTGCAGAAGAAGATGTTGGATAACCATTACAGTTTCCTTTAAATCCATCTATATCTGTTCTTGTTTGTGTGGTTGTAGATAAAACATTACCAGATGAATCTTTTAATTCTATTGTGACTGTGTGTGAGTCAGTTGCTCCTGTATCACCTTCACAGTTACCAGCTTCATTATCACAGTTAGCTACATCAATATAACTATTTAAAGTTATACCATTGTCTAACATCTCTTGTGTTATATTATTATTTGTTAATGCAACGTCTTCAACAGATAGTGTGGCTGTACCAGTAACTTCAAAGTCACCACCGACACTATACTTGTATCCACAGTTAGCTTGAGATGTTGGACATGTTACATCAAAACCGTTTACTGTAGCACCATTAGATACAGTTCCAGAACCACCAGGATTAATTTGATCTGTAGCATTAGAACCCCAGTCTACTCCGTCACCTGCGTTAGGAAGTAAATTACCTGTTGTTATTTCATCTGCTTTAGCACCTAAAATTACTAAAACTAATATTAAAAATGTAATTAACCATTTCATATGTCAGAAATTTGATCGCAAGTAAAAGTTATAGATATTCTATGTAGCTCTACTTCCTCTCTACCTATCTCTTTTAATTTTTTAACAGATTCTTCATAAC